CCTCCGCCCTCCTCGCGGTCTCTTCCACATTCGTTTCAAGCGAGTCCTGCACCAGCTGCTCAATGATCTTTCTGAGCCCCTCGGGATCGAGCGGCAATTGATCCGCGAGGGCCTTCATCCGATCAGTCTCGGCCTTGTAGGCCTCAATATCCCTGAGCTGATCTTTGCCCACCAGCCTGAGCTTCTCCTTCGCATTGGCCTCGAGGGACTTCTTGAGCGCCGCGCCGAGTGCCACGAGTTGGGCTTGCATCTGCTGCTCGGCCAGCGAGGGGCCTTGGCCCAGGGCTTGTGGGGGTACCAGGCGCTTCAATCGTAGTGCTGCCTCCTGCGCATCATCAAACGGCATGTTCTTGACGAGGAGATCCCCTATCACCTGCATGAGTTGAGGGGCCTGAGTTATGATGACCGAGAACGCCTCCACAGTCTCCAGCCTCTTGGAGCCAAAGTCTGGCCCGGCCTGCGCCGCGATATCGTAGCGGCCGAGGAGGGGATTGAACACTCGCCTGATGACCTTCCCATCCCTCGCCTGCTCTTGCAGAAACGCTCGCTGAGCCCCTGGGTCCATCACGATCTCATAGTCCGTCCCGTCATCCGCGAGAATCATCTTCACGCGCCTAGTGTCGTACACCTTCGGGAAGAGATCGATGAAGATCTTCCCACTCGTCACGAGTGCAGTTTCGTAGTTGTCCTGCCACTGGAAAGTCGCAATATCCCCCTGCTCTCTCACCCCATTGATCGCCGCGCCAGTCCGCTCATTCCCTGGTTGCCCCATCATCCGCTCGCCCTGGCCACTCGCCAGTTGGATCTGAGTAAGCGCGGTCTGGATGCCCTCTTGGTACGCGGGCGAGGAGACCGGAGGATCGATCCTCTTGGGCTCTGGAATCGGGACCTCGCTCCCGCTCTCATCACTCTTGTAATTCCAGACCAGGACCGACTTATTCTCCACATTCGCCGTCGCCCAATCTTCTTCGAGCTCCTCAATCGCCTCCTTGGCCACTAGCCAGGGGGTCTTGGTCTGCCCAGCAACAAACTCGACCTGCCCGCTCGCGTTATAGTTGAACATTCTCTGGGCGTCCTTCATGTGGCGAGTGTGGCCAGGGGAGTCATACACCCCATCAGTTACACTCTCCTCGCCCTTCACTGGCACGAGAGGGATATAGCGCCCTGGCCAGATCGTCGAGTCAATCGACTTCACCCCCACAATCAAATGCCATTCGACTTCGTCGAGCCACTCCATCCTGAACATGGTCTGAGGGTCCGCGAGCACCCGGCGCTTTGCCCCTTCGCTCTGGAGGACTTGCTCAACTTTGTCCCTGTGCATCGTGAGTCTTCGCCCTTGGTGGACGAACGACATCAATTCCCGCTGGCTCCGCACCTTCCTAAAGTACTCCGCCACTCGCACTTTGTGCTGTCCGAGCCAATTCGTATAAGTCGGCCCCATCCCGAGGGGCTGCTCCCCCAAATTCACATGTCGGAGCTCAGGGTAGGTCTCATAGAACTCTTCTCGTGGCACATCATCGAAGATGAGAGCCTTGGTCATGTCGAGCCCGCTCTTCTGCTTGGCGTCAGGATCAGGGACGACGCTCAGCGGATCGAGCACGGGGAGGATATAAATCTCCTGATCAAACGTGCCTTCGGCATACTCTGTCGCCCACCTCCACCACCCGCGCCCGATCTTGACCTGCCAGTCGCGCGCGTTTGTGTAGACCTCCTGAGCCATGCTCTGCCATTCTACGTGTCGATGGAGATCTCGCACAACATTGGCACTCTCTTGCGTCGCCCCATTCCCGAGCCCAATGAACTTGACCGTGCTCTTGTTCTTCCTTGCCGTGTTCGAGATGATCCCATTGTGCTGCCGAATGAGATTGATGGTCAGGCAGGGCTTCGAGCGGCGAATCCTCGAGTTGTAGATCTCCCCCGGCCACTGATACCCGTTGTCGGAGTCCCCCACGGCGAACTTCGCGTCTTGGAGCGCCCTCGCCCTCCAGATCGATTCCCACTCGAGGGCTCGATCCACGAACCTCCGGGCCTCCCGAGCAATGGGATCTCCGCTGAGCAGCGTGTCATCCAGCCGTTCATCTCCGGGGGTCGGCGGAACGCGCTCGTTCATTCGATTCCCCTCACTCCAACCACCCCAGCGCCTGCGCCGCGCCGCCCACGAACGAGTTGACGAAGGGGCGCCTGAGCTTCGAAATCACCACTCTGGCATCTCCCTCCCGCGGCATCCTCCTCGCCATCGCCATGGTGCGGAGCCCATCCGCGATGTCACTCGCAGGGTCGTGGATCGGAGTCTTGGTCAACTGTCCATCCACTACTTTGTAGCGATACTGGCGAAGCCCCTCGAGCCCCTCTTCGCACTTGGGCTCATTGAACCAGAGTTGTGGAAAGAACTCCCTCACCGCGTTGATCCCATCGGCCAAACGATGGATGGGCACGATCGAGACTCGCCGCGGCCATGCCTGCGCGAGTTGCTCTTGTATCGTGTGTTTCATCCCGAGTTTCTTGGCCTTCCCGTCATGGGGGAGGAAGTGAGTTCCGAAGGCGTACTCTCGACTCTGCAAGGCCCGGATGATGGCGGAGAGTTCAGTCTGACGGGCCACCAAACAATCGAGCACCCTCCACTGAGCGCTTACGCGCTGTGCCATCCAAACCACCGTCTGGTCGAAGAACCCGAGATCCCAGAAGGTGTCCACGAGCACTTCCCGCTCATACGGCACCACGGTGATGCGATTCTCGAGCCTCGCCCTCCTGAGCTCCTTCGCGTACACCGCCCCATCGAGATTCTCGGAAGGAAATCCCTTCCAGACATTGAGATACTCGTCCTCTTTCTCCGGATCATCCCTCACCTTCATCATGTCGGAGGGGAGCTCGGTGTCGGACCAGAACCACGGATTGTCCTCATAATCCATCTTGCAGATCACTGTGTCCTCGGTCTCATGCCAGAGGACTTGCCCATAGAGGGGGCTTTCGCGATCTTGGCACAGAGTGGGTGTCGCTTTCGCCATCAAATCAGTGACAAAATTCTTGTACGTGTAATCAGACTTTAACTCTGGATTAAACGTCATAATGATTCTCGAGCCCTTCTTCCTAATAGTCGGCAAGAGCACTTTCCACGAGTCCCTCGAAACCTTATTGGCCTCCTCAACCCAGCAGATATCGATATCCTCGTACGATCTGACTTTGTTCGGATCGTTCTTTATTCCGATGAAGGAGAACTCCGAATTGTTCGGCCCATAAATGTAGTCTCGCTGAACATCGAACGAACTAGTAAGTCCAATCCGCTCGATCTGCGATCTCAGCACTTTGTGCACGGACTCCGAGACCGACTTTTGCAGCTCCCTCGCGCAGAGCACCGTCACATGCTTCGCCATGGCCTGGAGGAGCAAGAATCTCGCCACTCCCCACGATCTCCCAGCGCCCCTTCCCCCATAGAGCACCAGATAGCGCTTCGGGCTGAAGAGGCACTGGAGTTTCTCAGGAAACTCCAGCTGAGGGATAGGAGAGGGCATCGCCATGGGAATGGGGGGCCGAAGGCCCCCTCAGAGCTCCGCCGACCAAATGACCGTCGCGTTCGACGGCGTGGCCTTGCCGACCAGTCGGCTTGCCCCTCCCGCGATATTGACCGATCCAGCCGAGCACTCGACCTCCCCCGCATTCGTCGTCGCGGCAGACGAAACCACCGTGAAGTCGCTCGACGTGCAGTCATTCGCGGTTCCGGCCGTCGCAGTGTAACCGAACGCCGTGCTCGCACTCGCCGTTCCCGTGGGCTTGGTTCGCATGGTCACAGGGAACGGAACAATGAACACACAGTCAGACGTGGTGTCCTTGCACTGCCCCATCCCATACACATAAGTCGCTCCGGAGTCGTCCTTGATCGAGTACGCATAGCGCTGTTGCAGCGCCGTCTCCTGCGCCTGCGTCCTTCGTTCGAACGAGGTCAGAGTGACAGTCGAGCTGCTCACCGCCGCGGTCGAGCTAGCGTAAGAGCTCAGCGTGGGATTGCGAACGAGCTGA